GGCCGTGGAGCCTTCGAAGTTGTTCAAACTCCAAAAGCCGATCGTCCGGCCTGCTGGGTCAAAGACCAGATGTAATCTCCCGGTATCCGCCTCCGCCGCCAGAATCTCTTCGGCGCCATCGGGGTAGCCTAAAAAGGCTTGCGCTAGTGGCGACGCGCCCTCATCGGAATGACAATCAGCCAATGCTCTTGATATATCATCCGGCCCGGCCGGGCCGCGTTCGGTCAGACGTTCGCCGTCCCAAATCAACTTTAATACCGGCATAGGTCGCTCTCCGCATACCGGGGGCGCCGGGCCGCCCGGTCAACGGCGGCCACCGGCTGGGCAAAGGTCAGGGCCAGGGCGTCGGCCACGTCGGTGGAAGCCAGGCCCCGCCGCCGCAAGGCCTCCTTAGACTCGACCTTAAGCCTGTTCTGGGGGTCATACTCCCGGCGCGGGGCCAGCAAGTCCTTGCGAAGATCAATATTATCGGGAATAGAAGCCGTCTCCAGCCACTCGGCCAGGCGGGACCACATCTCGGCTTTGAGGTTGGCGTACAAGTCATTCCGGGCGGCCTTCGTCCCGGAATTGACGCCGATAACCCGGTGCCCCAACTGCTTGAGCCGGTCCACCGGGCCGATGCCCAGCCCGCAGGCGTCCATAAAAGCCGCCCTGGGTTTGCATTTATTCAGCATCTCCGCCACCCGGCCGACGGTGGTCATGGTGTCGGCCTCGCGCCAAATGTCGATATGCCCCAGAGCCGGCCCCCGCCGCAGGACCAGGCAGGACCGGTCCTGGCCCTGGGCCGCGATGTCCACCCCCATAATCAACGGGGCCTCGTTATAATCCGGGGGCTCCCGCCGCTCGGCGTCTACAACGTCCTGATAAGAAATGAAGCTGTCGGAATTGTCGGCGGCAAAGTCGCAAAGATACTCCTGCCGAAAGGCCTGTTCGCCCATGTCGGCCCGGGCCTGCTCAACCTCGCCCGGGCTCAGCGGCGGGTCAGCGTCCCCCAGGGTCTCGCTCACCGGCAGCATCAGGGCCCCCCACTGCCCCGTGTCGTCGCGTTCGGCCCGCTGGTACAACTCGCTGAAGGTGTTGATGCCCTTCGGCGTCCCGATAAAAATAGCCCAGCCCAGGCGGTCGGACAAAGCCGGACGAATGATTTCCCCCCAAACCTCCGGGCGCATCTGGGCCACCTCGTCCATGACCACGCCGTCAAGATACAGGCCCCGCAGAGCGTCGGGATTGTCCGCCCCGAAAACCCGAATCCGGGCCTGGTTGGGCAGTTCAACCCAAAGTTCAGCCTCGTTGACCTTCCGGCCGGGAATGGGCGCCGTATAGAATTTTATGTAGTCCCAGGCCACTGATTTAGCCTGCTTATAAAACGGGGCGACATAGCCGTAGACACCCCGAATTTTGCCGTCTACAATGCTTCGCTTAATAAGCTGGTTGACGCAGGCCACGGTCTTGCCCAGCCGCCGGTGGGCCACGACCACGGCAAACCGACGGTCGTCAGACAGCTGGTGAATGCGTTTCTGGCAGCTACGCGGCTTGTATGGAATAGTGATGACAGTCATTTTCAAAGCTCCCACCGGAAAGCTAACGTGCCGTCAACCGTCGCCGCCACCCGGTCCAGAAAGTCACCTTCGGACTTGCCCAGCAGTTCGGAGGCCTTAAGCCTGTCTTTCATCTCAGCGGCGGAGTCATCCATGACCTCGGTCCAAAATTCCTGCCGCCGCTGTCTGGTGGCAATGCACTCGCGGGCCTCGGTATCCTGGCGGGACTTGATGGCGGCTGAAACCTCAACTTTTCTCAACAAACGTTCGCCTTGCGAATAGGCCGTTTTCTGGCTGTACCCGGCCTTGACGGCGGCCTCGGTGGCGTTGCCGTTGTAGGCGTCGACAAAGCGTTGTTGCTTGCTGGTTAATTTCCGTTCAGCCATATCAAATCCAAAGAACAAGCCCCCCGTAGGATTAATCTGATTGGCCCTATATGAGCCGGCCGAACCCGCCGCGATATATCGACCCCGCGATGCGCCAATCTCATGCTTCCCCTTGAGGGGCGACGGCTACCCATGAGCAGATATGTCGTCCTTGACGCGGTCGTTTATCCGTTACGCCCCGGCCTGGGGCTGATCGGCGCTCGGAGGGGACAGCGCCGCGGCGGTATTTATATGTTACCTATGTATTTCACAATTTGTCAACATATATTTCACAATTTGACCACAATATGATAAAATATAATTATGACTAACCAGAAAGGGTATAAACTATGACTGACGATAACCGCCATTGCCTGACCTGCAAACACGAGCCCGACACCTGGGCGATCAATGACCCGCTCACCCAGTCCAGGGTAGGGCTTTGCCGTAACCCGGCCTTTCGGACGCGCCCGAAAAAAGAAAGAGACATCGAAGTGCTATGGAGGGGGGAGCGTTGCTATTACGCCGGCCAGGGAATCAAGGATTGCCAGGGCTGGGAACCTGATGCATTTCACAAGGGGATTAAGGATTGCCGGGGCTGGGAGCCTGAATCAGGGGAATAAAAAAGCCGCCCGAAGGCGGCTTGAAACACAAAAAGGCCCCTCCGGGGGCTTAACCTTATTCAATGCAACGTCACCGGTCCGTTCGTTCCGTCTCCGCCTGGCTCATCACGGCGGCCAAAATCAAATCCGGGGGGATTCTGTCGTCTTCCCCGGCTTCCTTTAAGATGTCGATCAGCTTCCCGTTGGCCTCGCTCAGTTGGCTTATCAACTGGTTTTTCTCAGCTATTACCTTGTCTTTTTCCTTTATCCGGCCGTCTTTGACCAGCAATTCATCCGACAAGTTTTCCCATTTGATTGTTATGGCCTCAATTCTTCGCAACAGTTCAAGCTCGCGCTCCGGGTCTATGGTGGGCGGGGGCGGCGGAGCTTCGCCGGCGGCAATAAAAGATAAAAGATCAACATCTATCGACGATGCGAACGTCTCCATGGTTGCCAATGTAATATCTATTTTTTTGTTAATAAATCTACTGAAGGCACCTTGCGTCATTCCCAAAAGGGGAGCGACCTCAGCCTGTTTTTTGCCCAAATTATTATACCAGCGCATAAATGCGTCATAAAACCTTTCCGCTAAAAGCGGCCTATTTGCTCTGTTATCAACCATTTACCAACCAAGACTAAAAAAATATTCTCCATAGTCATTTTATACCTTGACTTTTATTACTGGTGCGAATATTATCTAACCACAAGTCAAACGCAATCACACTTTAGACCCGCCTTATTGAAAAGGCCCCGGCGCGAAAGCCGCCAGACGCAAGGGCAAAAAGCAAAGACCGATACAAAGGAGTACAAACATGCACCCTGATTTTATTTTACCAAAAGCCCAGCGATATGACAAGCTGAAAGGTTGGCAGGGCGAGAGCATATTAAATATCTTGAAAATGGCTTAATATGTGCATAGCGTAATCCTGGTTCATGGCGGCCATGCGCTGTTTCCGCCTGATGCCGGCCTTTTTGCTGGTATCCTTTTTCAGGACATTCAGGCTCAAGCGCCGCATGACCGCAAAAAATTCCGCACCATTGTCACGGCGAATGCGACACTCATCTTCCCGGAAGGCCATATCCAGACTCCAATGCAGGCTGTTTTCAACCGCCCAGTGTGTTCTCACCGCGTTAAAAGCCTCTCGGGCATTAACCTCTAAACTGCTTATGTAATAACGAGCCTCTTCCGTAGTCTCACCGCCTGTGATTTCTCTGGTCGCCTTGATCTCTATCACGCTTTTTATCCCAGGCCACCGCTCACTCTCGGGAAGCCATTGGCTATCAACTGCCAACTGTCTGCATATCCTTGTTTCTATTCGGCCGTGGTCTTTGCTCGTTTCCTGGTGTGAGGCCTCTTCCAGTTCCAGCTCTTCCGGCGCTAAATTAAACAACTCTCTGCCGGCGCGGCTCAGTTCCGGCTGGTTTCCCTTTAAACTTATCACGTAATCGGCCTTTTGCGAAATAATCTGCTGCGCTATCTTGGTTTGGCAACCCATCGCGTCAATCGTTATTATACAGCCCTTGATCGCCAGTATCGACAGCAGCTCCGGTATCGCCGTTATCTCATTGCTCTTGCCGTCCACCTTCAACTGCCCCAAGACTACCTTGTTGGCTACGGCCCAGGCATTGATCATATGGATGGCGCTGCTTCGCCGGCCTCCTTTAAATGAACGGCGAACCGTCTTGCCATCAATAGCTATGACCTCCCGGTCGGTCATCGTCACCACATCCTGCATCCAGGCTGCAAAACTTCTTTGCAAAGCTCCGGGGTCCAACCGGCTCATCACTCGAGCTATGGTATCATGTCCCGGAATACCATTGTCAAAAGTCAAATATTGCCGCAGCCAATCTTCACGGTCGTGACCAAAATCTTCTATCTCCTCCCAGCCCTCTGCTCCGCACACCACTGCCGCCATACACAAAAATAATATGTCTATCAGTTTGTGCCTCTTGCATCTGTCTATACGCGGGTCCGGGATTATCGAAAAATGCGCTATAAAATCCGCCATCTTGTGCCTCCATTTTTGAAATACACAAATCATAGCAAATTTTATTCACTTATGCTCTTTTATAATGCTCTTGCCCTGGAAAGGTTGGCTTTTGGCCAGAGGGCTGACCATCGGGAAAGTGGCCAAAGCGGCCGGCCTGCCCAAATGCACAGCCCATTACTCTTTGAGGGCGGAACACGCCAGCGAAAAGCGGATAAACCAGTTCGCCGCCTTGGGCATCCCCAAGAGACTGTTGCCGAAGCCCTGGCCGAAGACCAGGACCAGAATAATCGTTATCGAAAAGGAAAGCGGCGGGGAGTGAAGCCCGGCGGCCAAACCGACTGAAAACACTGAAAAAGGGTGATGCGTGAAATTTAACTGTAAAAAATGCGCCCATTTCTATCGGGTTATGGTCTCCGAAAGCGGCTACAACCCAGCCCCTTCCTGCCAATACGGGAGGGATACGGGGAAGTATCCAAATATATTCACACAAGAGTGCTTTGAAAAACGAAAGGCGGCCAAACGGACGATGAACTAACTCCCGTTCTGGACAAGTGCCATGCCTGAGTTTGAATAATGCACTTTCAGCCCAGCCGGGGGGCCAAACCCGGCAGAAATTGGGGTAATGCATGAAAAAGAACAGCGAACTGACGTATAAGCAGGAAATCGACAATGAAATCCGCCAACAGGCCGTGAAGCTACAGGCCGTGAAGCTACAGGACAGATGTGTTGCGTTGTTTGCATTGCCGCTCCGCGTATATGCCAAAATTCTGGAGGACAATTCAACCCGCAAGCGGCCATACCGCGTGAGCTTCGAGCGGGTACAGCGGGTGATTAAGGCCATGCCTGAGTTTGAATAATGCACTTTCAGCCCAGCCGGGGGGTCAAGCCCGGCAAGGGGGGAACCATGCTGAAAGAAAATGAAAAATGGGAAATCTGTTCTGAATGCGCCGGGGAAGGACTTTGCGAGCTTGGCGATATTTTTATTACCTTGTGCCCCGATTGTGGGGGGAAGGGCAAAATAAAAATCAATCTCGACAGCCTGGAGGTCGACACTGACAGGCTTGGGGGCGATGAGGATTGACCTTCACCTTGCCCAGCCGGGGGGCCAAGCCCGGCACGGAAAGCAAGATTAAACAGGAGTTGCAAAATGAACGACCTTCAGATTTTTCAGAATGAGCAATTTGGCCAGGTCCGCGTCATCGAAAAAGACGGGGCGCCCTGGCTTGTGGCCGCCGATGTCTGCGCGGCCCTTGATTTAGGCAACCCCAGATCATCGCTTGCCCTTTTAGATGATGACGAAAAGGGTGTCCATACTGTGGACACCCTTGGCGGCCCCCAGGAAATGGCTACAGTCAACGAACCCGGCCTCTATTCCCTGGTTCTCCGTTCCCGCAAGCCGGAGGCCAAGGCCTTCAAGCGGTGGATATGCCACGAGGTCATCCCTTCCATCCGCAAGCACGGCGGCTACCTGACCCCGGCGAAAATTGAGGAGGCCTTGCTCAACCCGGACACCCTCATTCGTCTGGCCACCGACCTGAAGGCCGAGCGGGCCAGGCGCGAGGAACTTGAACACAAGGTAGAGGCCGACCGCCCCAAAACCATCTTCGCCGACGCGGTTGACGCTTCCAAGACCTCTATTCTGGTCGGAGAACTGGCCACCGTCCTCCGCCAGAACGGGGTCAATATCGGCCAGAATCGCCTTTTTGCGCTCCTGCGTGAAGACGGCTGGCTCAACAAGCAGGGCGATCGTTACAACCTGCCAACCCAAAAAGCGGTGGATTCCGGCCTGATGCAAATTAAAGAGCGCACGGTCGCCAACCCTGACGGTTCGATCCGCATTACCCGGACCCCGAAAATCACCGGCAAAGGCCAGTGTTATTTCGTCAACAAATTCCTGAACCGGGCCTCGGCCTAACCAAGCCCCCGCCTGAACCTCTTGCCTTGAATCCCTTCAACACAGCCCGCCGCGGCGGGCCATCTTGAGCGGATTTAACCGAAAGGAGCGAGCAATGAAAAAGAGAACAGAGAACCTTATTAAAATTTTAACCCAGCAGCTGAAGCAGTTGCGCGATATGCGCACCGACATGGTCAAAATTGAAGAAGACCTTCAGATTGCCGTGATTGAATTAAAAATTTTGAAGCACGAAATCGAAAACCCCTTGTCCTTGTTTTGAAAGGAGCGAGCATGACCCGCAAGCCCGGCCTCTACCCCTCAGTGACCCAGATTCTGTCCCCCTGGGCGGATTTCAGCGGCGTTCCGCCCCATGTGCTGGCGGCCGCCTCCGAACGCGGCACCAGGGTGCATCAGGCTTGCCTGACTGAGGCGGTGGGCGGCTGGGTTATGGCCGATGAACTTGTGGCGCCCTACCTGGCCAGTTTCCAAAAATGGCTCCCCCGGGTTGAAGTCATCGCTGTGGAGTTTGAGGTGACCGATCATGCGATGGGCTACCTGGGGCACCCCGATCTCCTGGTCAGGTTCAAAGGCGACCAGGGCTATTCCCTGATCGACCTCAAAACCCCCCGCATTTATAACCCCATCTGGCGGGCTCAGCTGGCCGCCTATAAGGGCGCCGCCCTGACCATGCCCGAATACTCCAACATTCAGCGCCTGGCCTCGCTTCGCCTGTCGCCGGAAGGCAAGCCGCCTATTTTGAACGAATCGACCGCCACCTATGCCCTCGACCTGAACGGGTTTTACAACTCCCTGGCCGCCTGGAAGTATTTCCAGGGACTCAAAAGAAAGGAATTTTGAAATGAACGTTAACCCCTACCTTGACGACAACCCCTTTGCCGCGGTTGACGACAACGGGCGCGTCGCGACCGTCAATGGCAACCCCTTTGCCGAAGTTGACGACAACGGGCGCGTCGCGACCGTCAA